TCTCACATTCCGAATAAGCGGAGATCATGTCTCAAAAGAGCAGGCGATTTAGTCGCCCTCTTTTGTTAAAAAATAACTTGACAAATCACAACAACATGTTATATTATAAAGGTAAGCAAAAAGGAGGAAACATGAAAAATACTGATGTCATGAAACATTTTATAAAAGGTACTGAATGCAGTACTGAGTTGCTATATTCCGATGGTGCTGACCTTTATTATAAAGATCAAAAAGTTGGCGAAACACTTTCATCTGGAAAAAGAATAATTTATGATTATTCTGGTGGAAATGGTCACTGGATTGACACCAGTTTGGGAAACATCATGAGAGCTGCATTAAATCAAGGTGTTCCTCTTATGAATAAAAATAATAAGTTTTTAAGAAAAAAACTTGACAAAATTCACTAACGTGTTATATTATAAAGGTAAGCAAAAAGGAGACATAATGCTAACGATCTTAATGATGCTCTTTGCCTGTGGCGAAGAAAAAACTGAAGATTCTGCTCAACCTGTTGAAGAACAGCAAGAGTCCATCGAAGACAGTGCCGAAGAAGCAATTGTCTAAAAAAAATAAAAAAAACACTTGACAAATTGAACACAATATGTTATATTATATAAGTAATTGAGAAGTGAAACTCCAAAACATTCACACTGAGGTTACTGGCTTCATCCGGTGAAAAAGCCAAATAAAAAACTGACATTTCAAATTAACTAGGAGGTAACATGTCAAAATCTGTAACTATCTATAACGGAACTTTCCGCAAGCTTAACGGTCAAAAGCGAACTATGTCGTTTATCCGTCGTGCTGATCTGCCAAGTAATATGGTTAATGAAGCAACAATCTCTAATCTAGAGTCAAAGACACAAAATGAAGTTGTGTATGACACCGAAAAGCGAGCTTTTCGCCAATTCAATTGGAAAACTGTCGAAGGTGATGTAACAGAAACATCGACTCGCTTCGAATTCTAAGATCGGTCTGGTTTTTTGTGTGGGTTTTCCGGCAAAAGTAAAAAAACCCACACTCTTTTTTTTTCTTGACATTAAGTCAAGAATCTATTATATTATAAATCGGAAGCATGATCAAAACTCTGCTTACCTTAGTCCGAGATGACAATAAACATCGCCTAACAATGGAGAAAATAACATGGCACTTAATATAGAACTAATGAGACAAAAACTCAACAACTCACAAAACAAAAATGCTGGTAAAGCAAACGATACTAAATGGCGTCCCTCAGAAGGCGACCAAACAATTCGAATTCTTCCCACTAAAGATGGAGATCCGTTTAAGGAATTTCACTTTCATTATAATGTTGGAAAGAATCCTGGTATTCTTTGCCCCAAAAAGAACTACGGCGAGCACTGCCCTATTTGCGACTTTGCCTCCCAACTCTGGCGAGATGGTGTAGATAACAATAGCGACCAAACTAAAAATGCTGCTAAGAAGTTATTCGCTCGAAAGCGATATTATTCCCCGATCATTGTCCGTGGTCAAGAAACCAACGGTGTAAAGATTTGGGCTTATGGTAAGACAGCTTACGAGACACTTCTAGGATATGTTTTAGATCCAGACTATGGTGACATTACAGCATCCGAAACCGGAACTGACATTGTGTTAAATTACACTGTCCCCGGCACTCCCGGGTCTTTCCCAAAGACTCAACTTAAACCTCGTCGCCGACCATCGGTGTTGTGCGATGATGCGATCGCTGACTGTGATGCGTTACTAGATAGTGTGCCCGACATCGAAGCACAATTTAATAGACTGTCATCAGAAGAAATTCAAGCTCTGTTGGACGACTATCTGTCTACGGATTCCTCCTCCGAAATGTCCTCCTCAGAAACTGCCAAATACGGCAGCTCCGTAGATAAAAAACTTAACGATTTTTTAAGTTAGTGATTGGTTCGTAATTGCCCCCCACGAATTAAAATAAAGGCGGGGCACTCTTTTTTTGATCATGGCTAGTAAATTAGTACTAAACATGATCCTCATTTAAACAATAGGAGATAAAAATGAGTGTTTATTATAGAACAAATGAAATGAGAATTATACAATTCTTAACTGAAGCTGAAGAAATCTATTATGACGAAAGCTTCCAAAGACCAGCGGGATGCTGGACAGATAAAAACCGCAATGGATACATTGAAGATGTCTTTTACGGGATTAATTCAACCCCAATAGTTGTGGCAGAGATTGAAAAATGCCGCCGACATTCTGAAAAAAATGATGATGAGGCCTCTGAGGCTTATTTTGCAAAACATTCAAAAAGAGGCATGACTTATATAAGCTTAGATGGACAACATCGTGCAATTTGCATAGAGAAGTTTTTGAATAATAAAATAACCTTCACAGGAACAGCATTAGGTGATAATGGTAGATCAATTAAGGTTAAAAACCGATTTTTCAAAGATCTAGATCAAACGTTTCAAGATTGTTTTAAGAACAAAATGATTGTTTTTCAACAATATGAAAGAGCATCTAGGGCTGCTCTTCCTAGAGTCTTTAAAGGTTTGAATTCAAATTCTAAATTAACCGAACAACAGATCCGAAATGCGACACAAACTCCGTTTGCTTCGTGGATTAGACAGGTCTGTAATAATCACAGACCAGCTCTAGAAAAAATATTTCCCAAGAGTTCATTTCAAAAGATGAAACCGCATGAGTTTGTTTCGAAGCTTTTTATGCATGTTGAAAGTAAATCCTGTAATGTGGGGAAAAAATCACTAGATGATTATTATGAAAAAGGAGTGGGTGACAAGTTTGAAAACAACTATTCTATCCCTGCCCTGAAAAAAACTGAATCAATATTAAACTCTTTAACGTTTTTAGTAGATTCCAAGGTCCAAGAAAAACTAGGAGATAACCATTTATTGTCATTGGTTTTGGTTTTAGATAAGCTACACGATGATAAAGGATTCAACATTGAAGACTTTGTCGCTGATGAATTCTTGAGATCGGTAAGAGAAGCAGACGTAACTTTGGTTTTAGAGTCAGAAGAACAGAAGGTTCTAGATAGAAAAAAATCTAAAGAAAAACCAGAGTCTTCTTATTATCACGAAAAGAAACGCCTAAATTGGGCAACTCCAGTAAGAAAAGATAGACAAGAAATGCTATATAATAAATTTTTGCACTTTCGTACTTTAAAAGAAGTAGCATAGAAATTTTGGCCCTTGGAGCATGGCTTAAAACTGCTCCAATTTATCAAGGAGAACCACATGGCACAAGCCGGAAAAATCAACCTCAAAGAAATGCAAAAAATGATCAACAAGAAAACTGGTCTAAAAGTTGCTCACAACTTAAACGAAAACAACCCTACCATTGTAAAACAATGGATACCTACAGGATCAAGATGGCTTGACTCTATTATTTGTAGAGGAAAGTATGGCGGAATTCCTGTTGGAAAGATTACCGAGATTGCTGGACTATCTGGTGCTGGTAAGTCTTTTATGGCTGCACAAATAGCTGGCAATGCTCAAAAGATGGGAATGTTTCCTGTCTACTTCGACGCAGAGTCTGCGATTGACCCAATGTTCCTAGAGCAAGCTGGTGTCGATACAGATAATCTGATGTACATTCAGGCTGTGTCTGTTGAAAAAGTGTTAGAAACGATTGAAGCTCTTATCGGGCAATATCCGGATAATCAATTTTTGTTTATCTGGGACTCAATCGCAGCAACAAGTTCTGAAAAAGAACTTGAATCTGACTTTAACCCTCAATCAACAATGTCCGTTAAGCCAAGGATTTTTGGCAAGGCTTTTCCCAAGCTAACTATCCCTCTGGCTGACGGACAACACAGTCTACTTTTGATCAATCAATTGAAGACCAACATCAATGTCCAAAATCCTATGGCTGCCCTTATTGAGCCTTACATTGCTCCTGGTGGTAAAGCTATAGAATACTTTTGCTCATTGAGAATTTGGCTTACAAAGCGTAAATCAAAAGCAGCATATGTTCAAGATGACACAGGTCTTCGAATTGGTTCAGAAGTAAAATGCAAACTTCAAAAGTCTCGGTTCGGCACAGAAGGTCGAGAATGTACATTCAAAATTCTTTGGTCTGGAACTTCTGCTATTCAGGATGAAGAATCTTGGTTGACTGCTCTCAAAGCTTCAAAAACAGATAAGCTTAAATTATCTGGTGCTTGGTACACTTTGGTGCACAAAGATGGCAAAGAGACTAAGTTTCAAGGAAAACAATGGCTTTTAAAGCTTGAAGATCCTAAATTTAGAAAAACAGTTCTTGAAATAATGGATGAAGAGATCGTAAAGAAGTTTGAAACAGAAGGTAAAAATTTTAGTGTGAGTGAGAACGATTAGTTTTCATGTTTTCTCCGGCGGTGAGTTGTGGTTGGCTCACCGCCTTTTTTTTTCTTTTTTCTTGACAAAAGAGGGAATCATGTTATATTATAAACATGGAGGAAAAAATGAAAAACGCTAGACTATGGTTACTGGTGGATTCAAGCCTTAAAAAGCTTTTAAACGCTAGACACTGGACAACATCTTTGGATGCCTATAAGGATGACATTGAGGTTGCCATTAAAGCTTTGGAAAAAGCAAAGAAAAAACTTGAGGAGGAAAAATGAGCGAGTGTCCCTATAAAAACTTTCGCGGAAAAGTATTGAAATTTATTGATGTTTTACGAGAACCTAGAGAGGAATATGGTGGGCTTCCGCCGTGTCCTTTTGTTGGATCGGAAATTGATAAAAACAAACTAATGATCGAGCTTTTTGACCCTTCAGCAAATACAATTTTAGAAATGATTGAGGTGTTTGTTGAGTCAGATTATGATAGTGCTTTGTTTGTTCAAGTTGCAAAAGAAAAAATACCAGCAGAAGAGACTTTTGAGTATCAAAGCTTTATTAACAGAATAATAAAAAAAGCCGGCTACGACAACTTAAAATGCATTTGCTTTAATCCAAATGATTCTGTTGGAATAAATGGTTTTAACCCAAGACAACACTCGCCTTATTTTTTAATAAATATCGCAAACAGAGATGTCTTAAATAAAGCGCACAAAAAAATTTTAAGCACAAAATATTTCGATAATATGGAAAAAGAGTATCTAGACTATCTTCACATTAAAGAGGAACATTTAAGGAGGAATAAATGAAAAAAGTTATGATAATTGACGGTCTCAATATGTTTTTGAGATCATACATTGTAGTGCCATCGTTGGACAAACATGGAGCTCCAAATGGAGGAACCTATGGATTCATGAAATCCCTCCAGAAAATCAGCGGTATGTTTAATCCTGACGAAATAGTTGTTTGTTGGGATGGAGAGGGTGGCTCGCAAAAAAGAAAAGAAATCGATAAGAATTACAAAGCAGGTCGATCACCGGTTCGCTTTAATAGAAGACTTATTGATCTTTCACCAGCGGAGACTGAGAAGAATAAATATAACCAACAGTATCGCTTGATGGAATATCTCAACGATTTACCGATTATTCAAATCATGATCGATTACATCGAAGCAGATGATGTAATAGCCCACGTTGCACAGCACGAAAAATACAAAGATTGGGAAAAGGTGATAGTGTCATCGGATAAGGATTTTTACCAGCTAATTTCGGAAGATTGTAAGCTCTATCGTCCTATCCAAGATCAAGTGGTAGATTACCCCACCTTAATGAAAGAACACAAAATTCATCCCAAAAATTTCGCATTAGCGAGAAGTTTAGTTGGAGATAAATCTGACAACTTACCGGGAGTTCCAAGAGTTGGATTAAAGACAGTTGCTGGTAAATTTCCATTTTTAGAGGACGATCACCATTATGAAGTTGAAGATATTATGCAACACTGCGAGGGTTTAGAGAAAATGCTTAAAGTTCATGAAAACATTTTAGAAAATTCTCTTTTAGTGGAGAAAAATTATAAGATAATGCAATTATATAGTCCATCTATCGGCCATCTTCACAAAAAACAAATAAATTTTTCTTTGAAAGAGTTTGAGGCTAGCTTGAAAAAGCTTGAATTGACCAAAAAGCTTTATTCTGACGGCATTAACGCAGGATCGTTCAATGTCTTAATGAATGTCATGAAAAAAATAACTTTATAAAAAATAAAACTTGACAGACTTTTGGAAGTCTGTTATATTACTTATAACATCGGAGGAAGTTATGAATAAACAAGCGGAAACGTTTCAGAGGTTTGGCAAAGCCTTTCAAGAAAAATTTTGTCATTTGATGCTCTCAGATAGACCATTTTGCGATCAAGTCGCAGAGGTTCTAAATGTTGAGTTTTTGGATTATGAATACTTGCGGGTTTTTGTTAAGATCTTAATTGATCATCGATCAAAATACAAGGTTCACCCATCTTATGAAATTATGGAATCACGAATTAGAACAGAATGCAATAATTACACTAAAGCACTCAAAGAGCAGCTTTTGCAGTTTTATGCTTCTGTTTTATCAACAGACCGAATTGAAAATTCAGCTTACATCAAAGATAGTTCAATTGACTTCTGCCGAAAGCAGGTTCTCAAAGGTGCTATGATGAAATCAGTAAAGCTTATTAAGTCCTCTTCTTTTGATGAAATTTCAAAAGTTATTGAAGAAGCACTTAAGCTTGGCACTGATAACAATTTTGGTCACGATTACATCAAGGACTTTGAAGAAAGATATACTATCACCGCAAGAGATCCAATTTCCACCGGATTTGAGCGAGTTGATGAGATTTGTAAGGGGGGATTAGGTAAAAGCGAACTTGGAGTCGTTATTGCCCCAACAGGAGCCGGTAAGTCAATGGTTTTAGTCCATCTAGGTGCTGAAGCTCTTAAGCAAGGAAAAACCGTTGTCCATTACACCATGGAACTACAAGACACTGTTGTTGGCAATCGTTACGATAGCTGTATTTCTGGTGTTCCCTTGTCAGATTTGTTTCATAATAAACAGCAAGTTCTATATAAGATTAAGGATGTTCCGGGTAGCTTAATTATTAAAGAATATCCAACAAAATCAGCTTCTACTGAGACAATCAAGCAACATATTGAGCGTCTTAAGAAAAGAAACATAGTTCCGGACATGATTATCGTTGATTATGCTGATTTGTTAAGACCAGTTAAAACAACAGCGGAGAAAAGATTTGACCTAGAGAATACTTATGAAGAACTCCGAGCCATTGCTCAAATTTATAAATGCCCAGTGTGGACGGCTTCTCAAACTAATCGTTCTGGTTTAAACGCAGAAGTAATTACAATGGAGGCAATTTCAGAAGCATTTAACAAGTGTTTTGTGGCAGATTTTATTTGTTCATTATCGCGAACAGTTCAAGATAAGCAAGCGAACAAGGGTCGCATGTTTATTGCCAAAAATCGTAATGGCCCCGATGGTTTGGTCTTTCCAGTTTTTGTTGATTGGTCAAACGTTAAGATGAAAGTTTTAAATGCAGAAAGCAATGAGTCTATTGCTGATGTGATAAGAGATTCCGACACCAACACTTTGGATTTCTTGAAAGATAAATATAAAAACAGAAAAAAATGAGGATTATAAATGTTAAAATTAAAAGATGTAAATGTAAGAAAGTTTAGACTTTCGGAGCAATTTATTGCTCAATATAAAGAAGCCCCTGTTCCATGGGGGCCTGTTGGGTATGTAACTTTTAAGCGCACCTATGCTCGCCGTTTGGCAGAGTTTGAAGATGGCGCTAAAGGAACAGAAGAATGGTGGCAGACATGCCGCCGAGTGATTGAGGGAATGTTTGATATTCAAAAAAGACATGCTTTCATGATCGGCATTGAATGGGTAGATGCAAAAGCTCAAAAAACAGCAAAAGAAGCCTATCATCGTCTATTCAACCTTAAGTGGACACCACCTGGTCGTGGACTTTGGATGATGGGGACAAAGTTTATTATGGAAAGAACTGGTGCTGGTCTATTTAATTGTGCTTTTCGTTCAACAAAAGATATTGCCAATAAAGGTGGTTATCTTTTTGCATGGATGATGGACGCTCTTATGGTAGGTATCGGGGTTGGTTTCGACACACTCGGAGCGAAAACCTTCACTGTTAAAGAACCACAGTGGACAAACGACACTCTTATAATAGAAGATTCCCGAGAAGGATGGGTTAATAGTGTTCACATTTTGTTAGACGGGTTTATTCTCGGTAAGAAAGTGCCTAAATTTGATTATTCAGTCATTCGTGGAAAAGGAGAGCCGATCCGTGGCTTTGGTGGAACCTCATCAGGCCCAGCTCCACTAATTGAATTACATAACAATTTAAAAGAACTACTTGATCCAAAAATAGGCGAACCAATAGAATCAGTTGATATTGTTGATATTGAGAACCTCATTGGCCGCTGTGTCGTTGCTGGTAATGTACGCCGCTCTGCTGCATTGGCAATTGGGACTTATGATGATAAAGATTATCTTTCAATGAAGAATGATCAAGAGAAGTTGTATCATCATCGATGGGGATCAAACAACTCTTTTGAAGCAAAAGTTGGCATGGATTACACTTGGCATGCCGAGCAATCTCAGATCAATGGAGAGCCTGGTTACATTTGGTTAGAAAATGCCCGTAATTACGGAAGAATGAAGGATGGAAAGAAGACTGATGATCTTAAGGTTATGGGATTTAACCCTTGCGTAGAACAACAGCTAGAAGATGCAGAACTTTGCTGTTTAGTGGAAA